ATGGTGTATTATACTCTAAGCGGACAGATGGTAGCATCATTGAAGTTGGTGGGTATAATCCAGAGTTTTTCACCGTTCCCGAAGTAATCGATCTTGGTGATATTGCAGGCGCAAATCCGGATGTGTATGACATGGGTTCATTATAAATAGTCCCAAAGAGGACAACATATGGCAGTTTCATCAAGAGAAGGTTTAATCGATTATTGTTTCCGTAGACTCGGATTTCCAGTAATTGAAATTAATGTGGACGATGATCAGGTTTCTGATCGCATCGATGACGCATTACAGTATTTCCAAGAGTATCACTTTGATGGTGTAGAGAGACTCTACCTAACACATCAAGTATCAACCGCCGAACTAAAATTCACAGGATTGTCTGCACCATCGTTCGAAAGTAACGAGATGTTAATCGGCGAAACTTCAGGTGCAACCTGTATTTTATATACATTATCCGGAACGACTGCTAGAATAACCAACGTAAAGGGTGCGTTTACAGCAGGCGAAACTGTAACAGGATCTGTCTCAGGATTCAGCAGAGCGCTCACACCTACTGGTTTCTACACTTCAGGAGATATTCAAAACGGATATCTCCCATTACCCGATTCGGTAATCGGTGTTATCCGTGTTCTACCAATCAATGGACCAAGTTCTGGTATGAATAATCGCAACAACATGTTCGATATCATTTATCAGTTCCGCTTAAATGACATGTATAACTTACTGTCAGCAGATATGGTATACTACACTCAAGTCCAACAGCATCTATCCATGCTCGACATGCTTCTGGTCGGCGATCGTTCGTTCAAATACAATCGTAAAATGGACAAGATGTATATTGACATGAATTGGGAAGAAGTATTAAATCCTGACGACTTCATTGTCATCGAATGCTATCGCATCCTAGATCCATCAACATACACACAAGTCTATGATGACATGTTCCTCAAACGCTATTCTACTGCGTTGATCAAACGTCAATGGGGCGAGAACATGAAGAAGTTTGGTGGAATTCAACTTCCTGGTGGTGTTATACTAAACGGCAAAGAGATCTACGACGAAGCAGTCGAAGAAATTGCGACGATCGAAAACGAAATGCAATTAAAGTCAGAGTTGCCAATAGACTTCATGGTTGGATAAGACATGCCAACGAACTTCTATTTTCAATCTGGTAATACATCTGGAACCACAAACGAACAAAGTTTGGTGGAAGATCTTGTCATTGAAAGTTTGAAGATCTACGGACATGACGTTTACTATTTACCGAGACAATCAGGCAATCTAGATGGTATACTCGGCGAGGATGCACTTCAGTATTTTGATCAGGCATATCCTCTTGAAATGTATCTTGAGAATGTTCAGGGGTTTGAAGGCGAAGGCGAATTATTCACGAAGTTCGGATTTGAGTTTAGATCTTCTGCCACTTTCGTAGTTGCCAAGAGACGTTGGGAAGAAGGCGTTGCACAGAATGCAACCGTTCAACTTCCTGGTCGTCCAGCAGAAGGCGATTTACTTTACTTCTCAAAAACGAAAACATTCTTCGTAATTAAGTATGTAGACTTCTTGAATCCATTTTATCAACTCGGCAAGATATATACCTTCAAACTGCAATGTGATGTATTCGAATTCAGTTCGGAAAGAATCGATACTGGAATTGAAGAAATTGATTCCATCACTGACAACTCAAGTCAAGACACATACAGATTCCAACTTCTACAAGAGTCAGGTGATCTTGTGTTAAACACCAGCGACGATTCAGTTATTCTTGAAGTATATGCGACTGCAGACACAGATCCGCAATCAGACAATGATGAATTTGAGGTAGAAGCAGAAGGTATTCTAGACTTCACGGCATTCAATCCATTCGGTGAGGTACAAAAAAGAGCATAATGTTTTTACGTCAACACTTCTATCACCAACATATCAGAAAAGCGATTGTCGCTTTCGGTACAATCTTCAATCAGATTTCTGTTAAGAGATACAATTCTGATCAAGAAATCGTGCAATCTGTTCGTGTCCCTTTGTCATATTCGCCAAAAAATAAGTTTCTCGCTCGTATCGCAGAAGTTCCATCGACTACGACTCAAGCAGCAGCAATCATTCTACCAAGAATGGGGTTTGAGATTACGGGATTACAATATAATCCTGCGAGAAAAATCAACTTGTTGACAAAAAACGTGGCAGTTGGTCAGGGCGACGACCCCAACACACTAAGAACACAATTTACAAGCACACCATATGACATGAACATCTCATTGTATGCAATGGCAAAGAATCAAGATGATGGGTTACAGATTATCGAGCAAATAATTCCATTCTTTAATCCTGACTTCTGCGTCACAATATCAGACATTCCATCCATGGGGATCAAGAGAGATCTTCAGATAATGCTTGACTCCATTAATTATGAAGATGATTATGCTGGTGACTACATGCAAAGACGTTCAATTGTTTGGACACTAAACTTTACGCTCGGGTTGAATCTATATGGACCAGTTGAGCAGCAAGGAATTATCCGATCTGCGATTGCGAATACATATACAGATATAGAGCAACCCAACTATCAACAAAAATATCAAGTAACAACAAATCCAGATACTGCTGTGGTGACTGACGATTGGGATTATGTGGAGCAATTCGATGAATTCTACGAACAAGGGTAACTATCAAGATCTTGATGATCTGTTTGGAACTGAAACGACAAAGATCCCAGAACAAACAATTGAAGTAGTCGAGGCAGAGATTCTTCCAGCGACTACGACTACAACTGCAGTCCCAGCAGTTATCGAATCCACTGGTAATGATATCGAGGATGACTACAATGTTGCTCGCAATAAACTTAATGAATTGATTGACACAAGTCAAAGAGCATTAGAAGGCATGCTGAACGTTGCACTTGCAAGCGACAGTCCTCGTGCTTATGAAGTCGTCGGACAACTGATCAAGACAACTGGCGATACCGCTAAAGATCTCATGGATCTACAGGCAAAAAAGAAAAAAGTTCTTCAAGATGATAACAAGAAAACTCAGCAAATCGACACGCAGAATAATATCATCTTCTCTGGTAGCACCCAAGATCTACTCAAGGCATTGAAAGCAGAGAAAGCAAAAGTAATAGAACATGATGATTGAGGAATCCTCGTATCACGGTAATATTAATTTAAAACCGATCGGATACAAACATAATTTTACTCCGGAGCAATTGACGGAACTCGCATTATGCGAGGAAGATCCAATTTACTTCATTGAAAATTATTGCATGATTGTTTCGCTCGACGAAGGTCTCATTCCATTCAAATTGTATGATTGTCAGAAGCGCAAAGTCCACCATATCCTAGACAATCGTAAAGCGATTCTCATGGAAGGTCGTCAGCAGGGTAAGACTATTACATCTGCTGCTTGTATCTTGTGGTACACACTGTTCCAAGATGCAAAAACTGTTGCTATTCTTGCGAACAAGACTTCTGCTGCTCGCGAAGTTATGAATCGTTATCAGGGTATGTTTGAGAACTTGCCTCTCTGGATGCAGCAAGGGGTTAAGACTTGGAACAAGGGTGACGTTGAATTAGAAAACGGATCCAAGGTATTTACTGCTGCTACGACTGCCTCTGGTATTCGTGGTAAGTCTGTTAACTGGTTGTATATCGACGAAGCAGCGATTATTCCAAACACCGTTGCTGAGCAGTTCTTTGCTTCAGTTTATCCTACAATTTCTGCTGGTCAAACCACAAAAATTCTATTGACTTCTACACCGCTGGGGTATAACCACTTCTGGAAATTCTGGAATGAAGCGGAAAAGGGTGTCAATGGGTTTGAACCTATGTTCATTCCATACACTGAAATCCCAGGACGTGATGATGCATGGGCAGAAGAGCAACTCAAAATGCTCGGAGAACTCAAGTTCAACCAAGAAGTTCTGTGTAATTTCCTTGGTTCCAGCAACACTCTGATCAATGCACATACTCTTGGGGCGATGAGTTCTATTGACCCTATATACATGAAGGATGGTCTAGATATCTTCGAAGATCCAATCCCAGAGCATACTTATGTTATGGGTGTTGATACTGCAAGAGGTATCGGCGGCGACTATTCTGCATTTACTGTAGTTGATGCAACTTCTGTTCCATATAAACTCGTTGCTAAAT